AATTCACCAAATGCAAGGTTACAACGGTTGGGCAAATTGGGAGACCTGGAATGTTGCTCTCTGGATCGGAAATGATCCTGGTTTGTATGAACTGGCATGTGAAACTGCAAGGGATGGTGGAACTTATGGTCACCTGGTAAGTATGATTCTCGATTGTGGAAGTAAAGAAACACCAGACGGATGTAAGTGGGACGATGTAAAGATAGACGGAATCGAGGTTAATAACATGATGAAAGAACTTATAGACTAAGTAACACTCAGGTCAGCTGACCGTGGACAGTCGGACTAGTGTCACAAGGTTTCGGCACAGACCTCAAAACCGTGTATTGTAGTTTCAAGTCAAACAATTTTCATCAAAATGGATTACGACACTTTCGACACTGACATTTTCTCTGAGATTAATGACATGCCAGGAGAGATTTATGATGTGATTGAATACAAGGAAGAATATGAAGATGATAAGAAGTTTGATGTGGAAGAATATATTGAAGGAAATACAGACTACTAAGTAACACTCACTCATTCACCCTATCTAACACTACCATGACCGAACTTGAAATGCAAGCAATTGAAGTCCTTGAAATCGTTGAGGATTCAGTAGAATACATTTGTGCCGAAAATGTTATCAGTGGAGAAAAGGTCTGGACTATGATAGCAGCACTTGCAGATGCCAAACTTGCACAATTCCCTGATAATTGAGAGACTAAGTAACACTCACCTCACTTCATTCAAATCATGAACTACACTCTCAAGCAACTTCAAGACCGTGTTAATAGTATGATCAAAGAACAGGGAGAAGATGCAGAATGTGCCGCATGGATTTATACCAAGGAAGATATTCATATGAAGGATGAAAATGGTGAGGTTGATTATGATATTGAGGTAAATGATCCTACACTTGTTGCACGTATCTTTGATGATGTTGGGCAGATAGATTACATCTACACCATGATTCAAGACTGTGTGGATGAGGTTACAGAGGAGCAACTAATGTTACAACAGCAGGAATTAGTGGAGACTAAGTAACACTCAGGTCAGCTGCCCGTGGACGGTTGAGTTAGTGTCACACGATTTTGGCACAGACCTCAAAACCGTGTATTGTAGAAGGGTGAAAAAAATCAACCAAATGCAAACCTACACCGACCCTTGCACCTATGCCATGCAAAGTGACATGCGCCAACTGAAAGAGATGATCGCATCAGACCTTGCAAACTACATGTTGGAGATGATGCCTCCCCTTGATATGTGTGTCGATTGGGTATGTGATCGTTTTGCACTGGATGCAACCGACGAACTGATAGATTTCGTTGCTGATTGTCATGATGAGTTCTTCGGTAACTGATTCAAACCTATGAAATTCACCATCGTTAAGTTCAAAGGTCGTTGGGTCAAAGTATCCAACAAACTATCACCTCCGACTGAATGGGTTACAGTCATCAACAAAGCAAACCTTAAGTAACACAAACTCATGCGTATCTGTCTTTCTGCCATTGTTATTTTGTTGGGTGCTAATCTTCTCATCGATCTGCTGGATTCTGATATGGTACAAATTATGCAAGAACGTAACGAAACAATCCAGCGCAGCATAGACCGCATGTGACAGTCGGACTAGTGCCACACGATTTTGGCACGACCCTCAAAACCGTGTATTGTATAGAAGTGGAGGGGACAACGCCCGCCACACGCTCTAAACCTCTTCTCTTCTCATGCGTAAAATCGAAACCCAGATGAACGTCGCAGTCCAGGCGAACCAGAACTGGACCTCCGGCAACACCAGCGTTTTGACAGAGGACGGCATCTCCAAAGTCTATCTCCATGGCAACCTGATCGCTGAGGTTGATGAAGATTCAATGAAACTCTACGACGGCGGTTTCCAGTCCAATACCACCAAATCTCGTCTCAACGCTCTCTGTGATGCGTTCGGTTATTCTGGCGAAGGCGTATTCCAGAAGAACTGGACCTGGTTCGTCCGTCTCTGGACTGGCACCGAATTCCATACCACTGAGTTCCGGAACGGTATGCGCCTCGCCTGATACAAATCTCCCTCTAATCCTTCAAAATCCTAATTCACAACATGACAAAAAACCTTCACATCGAACATCCCGAAGACACAATCCTTACCGGAGATACTTCGTTTTTGGTATCTCTCAAACTGAAGGGTGATTTATCAGTGAAGATTGATGGTGCTCCGGCAATCGTTTGGGGGACCAATCCTGCATCGGGTGAGTTCTTCGTTGGGACCAAATCCGTATTCAACAAAGTAAAGATCAAAATCAACGAATCGCATCAGGACATCGATGCAAACCACACGGGAGAGGTTGCAACAATTCTGCATAAGTGCTTCGACTATCTACCACGGGTCGGGGGTATTATTCAGGGGGACTTCATCGGATTCGGTGGGTCTGATGAATACACACCGAACACAATCACGTATCAATTCGATGATACCGTAGAAGAGGAAATCATCGTGGCACCTCATACGCTCTACACGGCAGAATCCGACCTACGTGATGCCGTGGCAGAACCGCTAAGGTTTATGATTACCGATACAGTTTATTGTAAGTTCGTGTTCCCTAAGGCATATATCTGGAGCGGGTATTATGATGACGGATTGGATCAGTTTGAGATGCCTCCCGTCATAGACTTGATTCGTCAGGTGTATGATAAGACAACATTCGTAAGTGATAGAGACGCCGCACAGATTAAGCAAAATGTGAATAAGTCAATTCGCGAAGGTTATCCTATGACGAATGAGGACTTCATGGGCAATGAGTCACTTATGCACCTCTACGGGTTGATGATAGTTTTGAAAGAAGAGTTGATGAATCAGTGCCGCAATGTAGGTCCTGAGGCATACCTCGGTCAGGATAGAATCGATGGTGAGGGTTATGTTTATTCCACTGAGTTAGGTACATATAAGTTGGTTAATCGTCAGCAGTTTTCTGTTGCTAACTTCAACAACACTAAGTTCACAACAGTCTCATAATCAGTCGTTCGTGAATACAGCAGTCCCCCCGTTTAAGGGGGGGCGTTTATAAAAACCCATGACTCCCCTAACCTACAAAGGTTTCCAAGAGCGCGATAAAATTCCAAGGCACATAAAATTTTTTTTCGCTATATAAAATCAAGTGTAAGGTTCGCGTATATGCAAAAAAATTCCGAGAAAATTTTTAGTGAAGTAGAGGTCGATCCTGTGACTGGGGATTATTATGTAACGGTGCCCGAAGTAATTTTGAATGAGATGCAATGGTATGAGGGCACTACTTTAAGGTGGTTAGTGGATGGAGATGAGATTGTTTTAGCAGAAGAAAAGAGTCCTTGACAATCGCTATATAATGTTGTATGATTCGAAAGTAAATTGTTATTCTTATGGCAAAGGGATTCACAGTAAAGGCAAAAACGCCGGTCAAAAAAACTGCAGAGTGGGATTATGATAAAGCAAAAGAGATGGTAAGAGGAAAGGCAATTGTCTTTTGTCTTCCAGGGAGAGGATGTTCTTATGCTTATCTAAAGAATTTCGTACAACTTTGTTTTGACTTAGTACAATCGGGAGCAAGCATCCAGATTTCGCAGGACTATTCGTCTATGGTTAACTTTGCAAGGTGCAAGTGTCTTGGAGCAAATGTATTGCGTGGTCCGGACCAATTGCCCTGGGACGGAAAATTAAAGTATGATTATCAGTTATGGATTGATAGTGATATTATTTTTAATACTGAGAAGTTTTGGCAATTGGTTCTAATGGATCAAGACATTGCATCCGGATGGTATGCCACAGAAGATGGTAGAACGACCTCAGTAGCACACTGGATGGAAGAGGATGATTTCCGTAATAATGGCGGTGTGATGAATCATGAAACGGTTGAGAGTATTTCAAAGCGCAGATCTCCATTCACCGTAGATTATGCCGGATTTGGATGGTTACTCATCAAGCACGGAGTCTGGGAGAATAGTGAGATGAAGTATCCATGGTTTGCTCCGAAGATGCAAGTCTTCGAGAGTGGCGAAGTACAGGATATGTGTGGAGAGGATGTCTCATTCTGCCTTGATGCAAAGGAGGCAGGTTTCGAGATTTGGTGTGATCCTCGTGTTCGCGTTGGGCACGAAAAGATGCGAGTAATCTAAGATGGCACGTCAGGAATTTTATAGAATTCTTGTAGATGATAAAATTCTTTATGATCAATTGAGCACTGAAGAATTTTTTGATAAGATAGAGGACCTGTCCATAGAATTTTATGAGACAGGTCAATCAGGTAACATTAGAACTGAAATTATTATTGAGGAATAAGGAGTCTTATGGCAGTACGATCAAAGGTTGGTTTAAATGGTGAAAGAAACATTGAATCAAAACCGAAAAAAACTCGTCAAGGTAGTGGTAAGAACACGACGTATTCTGCAACATCCAGAAACGCGGCTCGTAAAAAGTATAGAGGTCAGGGAAGATAATAGATAGTATTAACTATTAAACTTTCTTCATGTCTTGTTTGATCTCAAATTTACCTGCCTATGAAGTATGGGTAAGAAAAGAATATCTCACCGATCATCAAAGTGGTCATGGTGAATTTGTAAAGGGCGTCTGGGTATCGGTTAAATCGATGCCTGGGCGTGCTTTTTATTTTGAAACGTACTTACCAGAGTATGCCGCAATGTATGATAAGTTACCTATAAGCGCGTTTGTCTCGTCTCCGGAAAAACCAACTCCTGATATGACACTTCATAATCTACAATTTTGGAACTGTATGGATTATGGTGTTACAACAATTCAAAAGCAATTCATTGGTTCAATGCATTTTGAAGTTTATACTCGTGATTATGGAACTCAAACGGGCACTTATGTTTGCACGATCGATAATTATCATCAAGATGCTGATGCAATTGATTATTCGACCAGTGAAAATCCATCAGAACACAAGTCTCATAACCTAATTGAACTTGATAATGGGCAGTTCTGTCTCTATCCAAATAATAGAACTCGTATTTTTGATAATAGTCTGACACCAGAGACGCCAAAGATTCCAGATTTTAAAGTTTCGACTGTTTATTACCAGGTAGAAAATGGTCATGATCGTGATGGACTTGGTAATGATGACAATTATTTTTGGAAAACTGCCAAAGAACATAAAACCGAGGATCAAATTCCTAATTATTAAGTTATAAATAAAGAAAAACTCCTTGTCAATGGCCATTCAAAGGATATCAAGAGCATTTAAAGATATTAGTTTGTCTTTTGACGCACATCCTATCACCAAAGATCTACAAATATTAAAAAATGAGAACGCGATTCGTAGATCCGTAAGAAATATAGTAGAAACTAT